GCCGATGCTAAGAAAAGATCACAGATTCGGGTTGGTGGTGGACGAAGAAATTAGCATGTTGACTATGTAATACAAAAAGCATAAGATTTGGGTGATTGGTAAGGGATTCCATCACCCAAATTTAGTACATGCGCGTATAAGTCTCCCGCAAGACAAAAAGGTTTGAGTTTTATTCATTCAATTTTTGTCATTGCACAGGAGTGCTTATCATGCCTAATACTTTTAGAACCACCCAATATGTTCTCGATGACGTTTTCGTACGTTTCTGGAACTCACTTGCTTTCGCGCGTACCGCAAACAGAAACCTTGAAGGTCAATTCAAAGATTTAACATTCGCCACTGGCCAAACAATCAATTATCGTTTAGAAGAACGCTATCTAGGTGGTGAAGGTGCATCTGCAACTTCTGAGGCTCGCGTACAGGTTATTCGTCCTCTTACAATCAGTAAACAATTCCGCATCATGCTGGATTACACAGGATTCGAATTAACGTTTGATCGCGCCCGTGATGAACCTTACCTTGAAATGGCAAATGCTCCACGTGCTAAGCGTCTAGCCAACATGGTGGAAGGATTCATTGCCGATGAATTTGCAACAAAAACTTATCAGGCAGTAGGCACACCCGGGGTTGCCGTAGATTTCAATACAATTTTAGATGCCGATAGATTAATGACTGAGCTTGCAATTCCAGAAGACGGAAAAAGATTCGGTGCATTATCTCCGCGCGTAGTACAGAATTTATCCAATAGTCTTTACAATACTTTCAATGATACCGTTAACACTGGTGCGTTAATTGATGGTTTCGTAGGCCATTTATCTGGATTTGACTTCTTCAAAACTAACTTCTTGAAACGTCAAATCGCAGGAGCGGGTCAAGCAGGTGGTTCTCCTCCTGCAGGATTTAGACTAGGTGGTACAGTTACTAATGGCCCCATAAGTTCTGGAAATACAATCTCATTGACCGGTCTTGTTGCCAGCACTGTTGTGTTTAACAAAGGTGATATTATCGAGGTTGCAGATGCTGCGGGCGTATTCTTTGTTAATCCGTTGACATACGAAGCCTTGTCTCAGCGTGCGCAGTTTGTAGTAACGGATCAAGTAGTTTCCACAGTTGGTGGTACTGCGGATGTGCCTGTATCTCCAGAGATTATTGTTAGTGGCCCACGACAAAATATTTCTGCGGCAATTCCAAATGGCGCTCAGATGTTGTTGAGACTTGATCATAATGTAAGTCTTGCTTATCACACTCAGGCAGTTGTATTTGCAGCTCCTCCTTTAAAGGAGTTACGCGGTGGTGTTGAGGCCGTGACTCGTTACTCAGATTTATACAAATTGGCAATGACTTATTCATTGGGTGCTGATATCCGAAATTATGAGCAATTGGATAGAATTGACGTAATTTGTGGTGTCGCAATTAATCCTGAGTTTGCAGTGCGTATTTGTTCATAAGTTTCAGAACGGCACGTGTAAAAGCGTGCCGATTAAGGAGGATTTATGGAAGGGATTCCACTTTATTTAGGGCGCGTGATTAATCCTGATTATTTTAGAGTTTTTATCTATGATGCAGAGGGCGTGCAAAAACTTGTTAACTCATGGAATGAGTATCAAGAACATATGCAAACAGGATTGTGGTTTGCAGAATTAAAAGATATCCCAGAAAAATACGTGGAACAATTTGGGGTTGTGGAACATATTGCAAAGGATGCAAAAAAACGGGGTAAATAATGGCTTATACGGTGCGTGATTTTGCTTTCCAAGTTTATCGCTTAATCAACGCGAGCAACCCCACAACGCCTCTTCATGGCGATGATATGAGCCTATGTATTCAGGTTTTAAATCAATTAATGCAGTTTTATGCATCGACTGGATTAATGCAGACCATCGCAAAAACTGTAACTGCACCAATAGCGCTCGGAAATACTTCTATCATATTTACTGACCCGAGCTATGTAATTTCCCCAGCAGACCCAACGCTTGTGCAAATAGCGCAGGGAAGACTTGCTAATCTTGACAGCGCATGGCTTACATTAAGTGGCGTAACGTATCCATTAATCGATAAATCCCGTGATGAATATTTAGGTGCATGGAAATACGAACCGTTACAAGGACTACCTAGATTAATTATCACATTCCCACAAAATGATTTTGTCATAGCAAGATTATATCCGGCTCCAAGCCAAGGATTTACCTTTTTTTGTCGCGGGAAATTCCAATTTCAAGAACTCACAAGCAATGATGACATGGGATTTATCCCTCAGTATTACATTAGATATTTGTTATTTGCTACGGCAAAGGATGTATCATTATTCAAAGGTCGCGCGGATGCATGGACAGCAAGACTTGAAGAAACATATAGAGAAGCCAAAGATGTCATGGAAGCAGCTAGCGAAGTTAACTTAAGCATTGTTGGTGACCAAGAAAATCTATTGAATGGCGCTTGGCGTGTACGGGCTGGTATTTAGATGGCTATAGAAGATTTACCCATATTCTGTTATTACGATGTGCAGAGATTCAAGCAGTTTGGGGCTATGGACTGCGCCAATTGGTATACTGTTGTTGCAGAATCTGGCAAGAAAGGCATGGCCATGTATCCAGCTATGGGCAGGAAACATATCACTCTTTTCAATGAAAGCAAGCTGGTATTTAATAACGAACCCCGCCAAATATTTAAATCAATTGATTATTTATATGTGGTGGAAGGGTCTAAAGTTTATCAATTTGATAAGTTTTATAATAGAAAAACTTTAACAGCAATTACGTTACAGTTGGGTACTAAAATATGGTATGCAACACTTGCGGTTGATACTACCGTTTATACGATGATAACTGACGGTCAGGATATTTTTGTTATAACTGAGAATGGGTCGTCAGTAAGTGCCGCTAAAGTTACCGATGTAAATAGGCCGCGCGCTCCCGCTTATGTAGCTGCATTCGGCAATAGATTTGTTGTAAGTAACAGCAAAACCCCTAATTTCTTTTTAACTCAGATTGATTTAGCGGGCGATCCAACTAATTATTTTACGATAAATAGCGCACCGTTATTTGCAAGAGCATCCGGCATCATTAATCAAATGGCTGTGTTGCACAATCAGCTATACATATTTTGTAACTTTACAACCGATGTTTGGGCGAATATTGTCACTCAAGTGACAGTTGCAGGAGTGACGCGTACTTTTCCATGGAAAATAAACTCTTCATATAATTTTGATTATGGAATATCAGACCCCGAGAGTCTTACTATTGGATTTGGACGGATGGTATGGCTTGCCCAAAATGCAGACGGACTTGTGTCATTTGTAGCTACTAATGGACAAGCACCCGGTGATATTTCATCTCAGGCTATTAATGTATTGCTTGAGAATTCTTCCGATCCAAATGGCACATTAAGTCCATTTTTATTAAATGAAGTATCAGCATTTATTTATCAATACGAAAATACCATATTTTATCGCGCCAGTGCTGGTGAATATCTAGATACTGGCGAACTTGATATTACGCAAACCGCATATTCTATTGAGTATAATTTTGAAACAGAAAAATGGGGGCGTGTAATAGAGGCAAATGGCGAAAGAAACCGCATAGAAAAACATGTTTACTACAATAATCAGCATTTAGTTACGGTTCAAAATGACCCAGTTATATATCAAATGTCCGGTAATATTTATAGCAATGAATTGCGAAATGCAGCTCAAGAAAATCAAAATGCCACAGATGCATTTTTTCGATATCCTATGCGATACGAACTTGTTACTAAGCAATTATTTTTGCCTGCATATGCGGAATTTGTAGATGATTATGTGCAAATTGATTTTGTTTTCGGCAATCAATCTTTTTATAAAAGTAGTGCGCCATTTGGGAATACAGTTTTCTTGGTTAGTGAGGAAAGCACCCCAGAAGTTCCAATATTTATTGTGACAGAAGACAACCAATACATAATAGAAGAAGGTACAAATACTCCCTCACTAAACGATATTTTTTATAACACGCTCTTTAAACCACATATTGAACTTTACTACAGCGATGACGGTGGTGTTACATTCACAACGGCAGATTTAAGAGAATTCAGTGCGCTCGGAGAATATGAGTGGTGCATGAGGTGGTATGAGCTTGGAGCAAGTCGTAATCGCTGTTATAAACTTGTTTGCGTGAGTTCTGCGCCTATTGTGATATTAGGTGCTGTGAGAAATACAAGGCGTGTCAGTGGTGGAGGGAATTAATGCTTAATCTTGATCGCATAGATTCATCTCCTATTGTTAATAGTGATTTTGATTATCAGTTTTTGCAATGGATTTGGGTTCTTGTAGATACGATAAACGAGAATCTAAGTGACATTGATGGAGTTGTTTCATCGACTAATTTTGTAGATGGAATATCGCAGAATATAGAAACAAATTCTACATATATTGTTCAAAACAATGCATTAACAACCTTTACTTTGCCTAAAAATGCTCAAGTTGGCGCACGAAATATAATAGCAGGACAAGGTGCGGGCGGTTGGTCTTTGATACCATATCCTGCCTCAGGTCAAACTATAAAAGTTGCGAGTGTTGGTGGAAGTGCGTCAACGAGCATTACATCTACAAGCCGATATGATAGCATTGAAATTATATGTGTTGTGGAAGATACCACATGGATAACACTAAGTACTCAAACCACCGGATTCGTCATAGTATAAGGATATACAATGGGCTGGTTATCAAGTTTTCTACATCCAGAACGCGGCTATGAAAAAGGCCAGAAAGAATTAGAGCGCTATTTTCAGCAAGCGCAAGGATTTCAACAACCTTATAATCAATATGGCCAAGAAGCCAGTGGCGATTTATTTTCTGCTATGCGCAGTTTATTAAATCCAGAAGAATTACAAAATAAATGGTCATCTGGATATGAGCTAAGTCCTTATGCTAAGCAAACGCAAGAAATGGCTGCACAAAATGGTCTGGATTCTGCAAGTTCTATGCATATGCTTGGATCAACTCCCGCTCTCCAAGCTCTTCAAGCTGGTAAAACACAGATCGGTATTGCAGACCGTGATAATTATATGAGCCAACTTATGGACAAATATAAATCTGGTCTCGGTATTGCTGGAAATGTATTTAATACGGGAGCTAATACTGCTGCAAATATGGGCGGTAATGCCATGACAATGGGAAATAATTCCGCTGAAATGGCATATAATAAAGCCAATGCTCCAGGTTCTATGTTAAGTAATCTGTTAGGAATAGGCGGAAGTTTGGGAGCAGGATATTTAGCTGGACGAAACAATAATAGTCGTCCATGGAATTTTACGGGGGCTAGATAATGGCTTTAAATATTCCAAGCGTGAGGCCATTTGGCGAGTCTTTGATGCAGGGCATTAACACTGGCTCTAATCTATTTACACGTCTCATGCAGCCAGTCC